TAGCTGCTTGAGGGCATTGATTGAGTCACGCTTATTCTTGCAACGCTCAACCAACTTAAACTTGATACCCATATCCTTAGCCTCATCAATACGGCTTCGCTTGGTGAGCAGGTTGCGAACTGCAAGATCGTGAGGGCCAAGGTGCTCTTCGTATCGAATGCCATACTTGTCAGCAAAGTCAGTTAGCCAGTTAATGTAATGGGCCATACCTTCATCACGGTTGCCATAGCAGGCGATAAGGCGAAGCTCTTTCTGGTGAGGCTGCATGAGCCAAACTGTCATGTGATCGTTAAGGCCCAAGTCCCAATAAGTGAATACAGGCAAGTGCTTCTCAACTGGGATATGGCAAAGGCGACCATCTTCAATAAGAGTCTCGATCTCTTTCTTGTAGACAACACCCTCTTGAAGTGCGTCATCTGGTGCTTGTTGGTATTGTGCGCTGAACATATAGTTATCTGCCTTCTCCATAGCAAGCAGGGTTTCAGTTGGCTCCTTATCCGGCCAGTAGCTCACCCTCTTACCATTAAAGCCCGTATCACGAATACAGGCGGCTTTCATGTCATCTGGCAGTGTCTCAAGGTATTCGCGGTCAATCAGAGCAGGAACCTTGAACATCTGGTATTTGTCCGGGGTCTTCTCGCTGTTCAAGAAGTCGGTGCTGTCACCTTTTGCTATTCGCTGCTGAACCATGATGATCGGCACATCGTCATGAGCAAGACGCGAGCGAACAACCCGATTTAGCTTCTTGTTGGCCTTATCCATCAACTTGCCGCTATCACCATCTTTAGGTGGTAACGGATCATCAAGCACCAAAGCCCCGGTAAAACAGTTCTCAATCATGTAACCAGCACGGCGACCAGTTACCTGACCATTGATAGATGTACCATAAAGGCGGTGGCGATTGCCGTTCTGGTCGTAGTACATCCAGTTGTGCTTTGCTTTAGTGGTCTTTGCCTGAGTCATCGGCCAGAGCGTCTGAAACTCTTCTGAGTCAATGATCTCTTTAACCCTTGTGGCGTTCTCAACAACCAAGTCATCAGAATAGGAAAGCGGAAGCCAGCGCGAGCTTCTTGGTTCTTCATCGGTAATGCACTTGATAATGCACCACACAGGCCAGTGAATTGACCAGATCTCTGTTTTGGTTGAGCCCGGCGATACGTTGACAATGCCGCGCTTAATCTTGCCGTGGTAAACACCCTCAGCAAGTTTGCATTCATAGGTATGATGCCAGTTCTTTTTAAACTTCTGGCCTTGGAGCAACTGGAAGAAGATACGCATGAAAGCCTCAAACGAAGCTTCACTTGCCACCTTGACGGCAACCTTCTCAGCATCCGTCATATTCTCCCACTGCATGATCTCGCTCATTGCTCACCTTCCGTGAACGCTTCGAGCACGAACCGTGTACGCATCGTTAAAGCTTCTCCATTAAGCCAGCTAGAGCAGACGCAACTTCAGGCGCATTAACATCAGCGTTGATTGCTAACGCCTGACCATCCTTACCAGTAAGCTCAGTCTTCTTCGGCGCATTCCATCCCTGCATATCAGAAAGTAGCTTGATAGAACCGTTGGCATCGTAAAGCTCAATCTTTGGCCCGGTTTTTGTGAAGGTTACTGACTTGATGCAAGCTGCCACATCAGGATCAATATCCTCAGCGTTCTTCATTTCCCAAACGGTATTAAGAATGATCTTGTCATCTGGCCCTTTGAGCTCAACCAGCTTGAATGTGCAAATGTCGGTTATCTTGATTCGTGCTGACTTGCTCAGGCGCTCTAATGCTTCCTCTCTGGTCATTACCGCGCTTGTAGCTGCTGAGTTGAGTAAAGACTCATAGAAAGCCTTTACCTTACGATGAGTTAGGATCTGACTTGCTGACTGGTCTTGTGCGTTTGCCGTCTTTGCTTTTCCTCCTGCATGAAGATAAGCCTCTCTCTGGCTCATGTTGCTACTTACAAGAGTTATGACGTACTTACGCTGAAGCGGAGTTAACTGAGTTGCTAACTCCAACTGTTCAGGTGTGAGTTGAATTGGTTTGCGTTCACCCATCAATAACCTTTCTTGCCTTTCTTTTTAGACTTCCCGGCCATTGAGTAAGCGATAGCGACAGCCTGATTAACAGGCTTGCCAGCTTTCACTTCAGTTCGGATGTTTTCGGCAATGATGTTTTTGCCTTTACCTTTCTTCAATGGCATGACGGCTTACTCGTTTGAAATGTCGATAACCAACTGAATATCTGTCGGATCAGTGCTGGTATTGGTTATGCGGATCAAGTAGCACGTATCAGCCAAGAAAACGAAGTCATCGCTTATGATTTCTTCGTTGAGATAGTAGTTGTTGTTACGGAAGATTTGAGCTACCAACTTTAACGGCACACCGGAAAGCGATTGGCCGTCATTGGTAATTGTTGGGTTTTTAGTTGTTTCTGAACCAGGCTTGCTATCTGCGGCTGAATTGCGTGGAATTGCAATTATCTCTGTTCCAGTCCCTTCGGTGAACTGGGTTCCGGCAAAAGCCTCCCACTCTAACTCTTCAACATTTGCCTCTACACCAATCGCTTCAACAATTACATTCTTGTCGCCAACACAGATAAGCACGTTTTCACTTGCGCCAGCGGCCAAAGCGGTGATTGTATCCAAATAGATGAAACGCTTACCTTCACGCCAGCGAGCTTCACGGATTGTCTCAACTGTTATCGCCATCGTCTTGCTCCTTCTTCTTAGCCATGCGAGCAGAGTTATCAACTGGCGGCTCACTGACTATGCGGTTAAGGGTTGTCTGGTTTTTTTTTAGGATTTCGCCAATAAGATAAAGGGATCTGGTTCCGTTGTGGGCGCAGATCCCTGTTATCGCGGCGGTAAGTAGAAAATCAAGCTCATAGTATTGGCAGGTCATGGCGGCAATGATGCCAACAAAGCCACTCACACAAGTTTCAGACAACCAGCCAAAGAATGTTGGCTCCCTGCCGTTGAGTGAGGTTAGATACCGGGCAGTGCCAGCCCAAAAGCTGACTATCAATATCCATAAGTAACCTAGCACCCCATACTCTTGCAGGCGTTGTATAAAACTGAGCGTGTCGTTCGGCATTTTCTTATCCATTTTCCATTTTAATTTAGTCTTGACTTTTTCATAATTATATCATCTAAGCGAGATAAGTCTCTATTTTTCCCTACTTACGCGCTTAACCTTTTCAAATGAACGCATACCACCCAAACCCAACATTCCAAGTAATACCGGGTACAAGAGATCAGACTTAATCTCTGGAACCGTAAGCCAAATATCAAGGAATGGGGCGAGTATCACGTTATAGAGAAGGCCAAGGCCACACACCCAACCAATGAACGGCCTCCACCCGGCAACGAATATCGACTTGTGAGCGGCTTCCACCTTGTTGAGTTCTATCTGGGCAACCAGAAGCTTCACTTCAGCGTTAAGCTGTTCAAGCTCACCCTTCTGAGCTAACTCTTGAAGCTTGCGCTGTTCTTCAGCCTGCTTAACCGGGTCAGGCCATATCTTGTTGATAACGGATGTGCCAAGCTCCAAGGCGGCACTTATCGGATCGAAGCTCATGTGATTATCTCCATGTGAGGGAAGTCCCAACCGTTGAAAGTGGCGCTGCCAAACTGACCACCCCAATACAGTTGAATGCTAATATGGCCCTGCTCGCGTAATCGCTTAGCTGTTGCCATGATCACCCCGGCCACCATAGACAAGTGGTGTCGCTCCCAACTTGCTGAGCCATCAACAAAGGCGTAGAAGTCCAAGGCCCGGCCATAGTCTTCACCCGGCTTAATCTGGTGGCGACTTAACTTGTCATAGCCATCACACTTTGACTTACCATCTTTGAAGAGTTCGTTTTGTCGCTCTGCTGTACGAACACCACCATCACCTGGAACGCCGAAGTCAATCGGGCTATCCTTGAGCGCGGCCTTGAATACCTGAATAAGATCAGGGTGAACACCTTCCATGCGCTGAAGGCTTCGCTTGCTGAATTTGTAACTCATAATTACCTCTTTGATAAACGACAAAAGGCGCAATTAAGCGCCCTTCAGGATCGGCATTTCTGCCATTACAGCCGTGCTATAGATCTTGAGGTCGTAACCATCCTCAAGAGCCTGAGCCTTGGCTATATCTTCTGCTGTTTTATAGTTGCCCGTATCAACCAAGTATTCGATAAATCGCTTTGTCTTGGTATCAAGTAGGGCAACTCTAATGACTTTACTCAACTTCTTCCCAGTCATCGGCAAGCGCATCACTGGTAGATGGCGACCAAGTTGCAACATCGTTTTGCGCCGTCTTTAGGGCAAGATAATGACGGTATGGAACCATATCATTCTCAAAAATGCCGTGAACATTTGCGCCACGATCAGCCGGGTAGGAGTTTGCAGGCACATAATAGGCAAACATTCCGCTACCATTCCAACCACGGCGAGCAACTTTAGCGCCTTGCTTCATTCGCTCAACGGCCCAACCAAATGAACCGATAGCCAGAGCGCGAGCATGATTCTCAACTTCAGCAATATACTCTTGCTCTGACATATAGCCTTCTTCAAAGGCTTTCTTTGGCGACCAGCTTTCATAGTGATCGTCTGAGCCCTTGCTATAAACAACGTGATAGCCTTGTTGCTCAGGCTTTCCCATATCGTAAAGCGGCAATACCATCTTCACAGAAGAGTGCTGTTTAAAGTGAAGCTCACGATAGGCCTTATCTGTCATCGGCTCTGCGTGAACCGTCTTGTTACACTTAAATAATTCCATACTTACTTACCTTGTCTTTGAATTGATTGGCCAATTGTTTCATTAACCAGTTCTTTGTTGATTTGCTCAAGCGCATCAATGGCCGCTTTGCCGTGCTCAGGATGATTCTCAAGGGAACCAATGAACTCGATAGCCTTTGAAAGCGCCGCTTCTTTTTGGCCTAACACTTGGCGAGTGGCTAGGAAGATGGCGATCACGGCAACAATCTCAGCGCCGTGGAACTCCTGATTCCATAAACCAGACTCGCGCAATGCTTTACGGGCCTCTTTCGATAAGGTGGCAAGAGCCTCTTCAGCGGGTTTAGTCTCATTCTCATGAGTAACTTCACCAGCCGGGCGCGGTGCAACCTTGTTGAGAAGATCCAGAACCTTACCCATTAACGGCCTCGCTGTTGGGCGTAGCCCTGTTGTTGGCCTTGGTACTGCTGCTGGCCTTGTTGCTGGTATCCAGTTTGCTGCTGTTGGTTGTTCTGGCTTTCACTATCCCAAAAGATGTAAAGCTTTACCGGGCCAGAATGACCGACTGGCATTGTGTCGATCTCAACTTCAACATTCGGCATATTTGAGCCCTGCTTAGCAGGCCAGAGGGTTGCCCTGCCAACAGTGGCATAGCGGTTTTTCATGATCGGCTGATTGGTTTGAGGGTCGATCTGGTTTGTCTGGTACTTTTCAGCAATGACAGCAACACGGCCTTTGTCCAATGGTGAATTGTTTTGCATAGCGTTTCCTTGTGAAAGTGAACTATCCGGTAATTCCAGATAGTTCAACTTGTAAGTTATCGTTACAGGTTCAAGCCTTAGCTTTCGCCAATGAATACCTTGAGCTCAGAGTCAGCAAACTTGCCAGTCAGGATTTCTTTGAACTCTTCGGCCATATCTTCTTCTTGAGCTTCCAGCTTGATAATACGCAAGCTGATCTCAGGCTTATCACCACCCGTGAGGATTGACACACGAACCGTGAACGCTCGGTTCTCTAAGCCGTGATAAGGCTGACAGGTGAACTCAATAGTTGCCGGAATTGAGTCTTGGTTCTTGGCCTCAATCTTTTCAAAGGCACTCATTGACTCGCCAAAGTCATCAACCTTGCTATCAAGGTTACGAACCTGCTCAATAGTGATCTCACGAAGAGACTTAGCCGCTTGGCTGATTGTCATTTCTTCACCATGCTTTGACAGCACAGTGATATTGTCAGCCCAATCTTCAACGAAGTTGGCGGCGTTCTTCTGACTCAGGTGATCACCGTTAACCGCCAGCAAAGCACGGAAGGCGGCAGTCTTATCAAGCTGAAGCTTCGCGTTGTGGCGTTGGTGAAGTGGCTTGTCTTCGGTACCCAGGTCAAAGATGGTTTCGGCATACATGCGATCAGAGTTCAGGAAGCACTTAGCGCCTTCTTTGTCGAACTCTTGGCAATACTCGCCAAAGTCTTTGATTGACTTGGTTGAGAAGTTGAAGCGGTATGAAGTGCGGTGTTCCATGTAGCCTTCAAGGTCTTTTACAGCAAAACCTTCAGGCACAACCATTGTCGGAGCTTGAGTGCCAATATTGGTAAGTGAAGCGGCCAGAGCAACCAAGATTTCATTCTTCTCAAGGTGCTGGATTGCGTCTTTAGTCAATGACATAGTTTCTTTCTCTCTTTGAAGTTAAGTTGTGCCGGGCCTAAACCCGGCGCTGAGTTAATGGATTAGTTAGCCAAGCGGCGAACATTGGAATGGTGCTTAATCTCGCCAGTCTCGCGATCAACCTTCTCATGCTCCAAGTTGAATTGACCGCTATCATCTTCCTTTGGCGGTTCAATAGTGAGCACACCACCTTTACCAACGAAGAAAGCAGTGTCAGTCATATCTTCTTCGTACTTCTTACCGCGCTTGGTTGGGTTGCTGGTGGTCAGCTTGTGGCTAACGATCACTTGGTCGTTGTCGCCCATCTGCTGAAAAGTAAACTCAAGTGAAACCTTGGCCTTCTTACTGCCTACGCCGTGGTTAAGTTGAGCCATTGCCGCATCACTCAAAGCAAGAGCAAGCTTTTCCTGAAGAATCCCGGCATTACATTCGCCAATAAAATCGGCTACGTTGGTTTTACGATCTGACATGGTTATTCACCTTCTTTCATTGCAAAGTAGATTTCCATACAAGCTTTGGCATCAGCCATAGCAGTATGAGCGTTTTCAAGATCCTTACCAGTGAAGTGCTTATAAGCCTCTTCCAGTTTCGGGCTCTTGTATCCGTAACGGCCTTTAGGCTCCATTTTCATGATTGGCTTAGCCATGAGCATTGTGCATTCATGGTCATCCTTCTCAGCCCAAGCCTCAATAGCCTCTTCAGCCATGTAACGCTTCATGCCGATACGAATAATGCGCTGATCGAAGGTGCGGTTATGTGCAACCCGGTCAGCTTGGCCGCGCATCAAGTGAAGCATCATGACCGCAAACCCTTCAGGAACACCAACCTCAAGAGCCTTCTCGGTGGTGATACCGTGGATCTCTGCCACTTCGTCAGGGATTTTCCAACCGTCAGGCTTAACGATCAGGTCAAAGCTCTGTATAACCTCTTTTGTTTCAGCATTCGCAAGAATGGCGGCAAGCTGAACAATGTGCGGCTGGCTTTCGTCTTCACTTGGCTTCTTCCACTCAGGTAAGCCCGTGGTTTCAGTGTCATAGAACAAAATTGTTTTCATGGTTTCTCTCTACTTTGGTTAAAGGTGGCGGCTGTTACACCGCCGTTTGAATTACTGCATTACAACCCGGCTTTCAGATTCAACTTCAACAGGAAGCTGATCCATTAGCAGGCTGATAATTTCTGAACGCTGAGACTCATAGCAAGAGATAACGATCTCAACTCGCTTATCTTCAGGCTCTTGATAAACATCTTCAGGTGCAACGCGCTTGCCGCCTTGACTAAATCCAGTGCCAGTTGAAACGGCATCCTCAAAAACCTTATCAGCTTCGGCCTTTCGCTCTGGTTCCGGCTCAGGTTGTGCAGCCTTCTCAGCCTCACGCTTGGCTTGCTCTTCAGCTTGAGCCTTGGCGCGTTCTTCTTGGCGGATGCGCTCACGCTCTGCTTCAGCCTTGGCCTCTGCTTCACGCTCTGCCTTCTCTTTGGCTTCACGTTCAATGCGCTGACGCTCAGCCTCAAGGCGTTCTTCTTCGGCCTGCTTGTGATCGGCAATGCGTGACTTAACGATTGCTTGGAATGGCTCAGGGTATTGGTTAACCAACTGCTGAGCGTCACTGAATAAGAACTTGTACTCTTCAGCATTATCACGAAGGTATTGCAGGTTAGGTACAACGCGATCAATTACCTGATTGATTTCAACCTTCCACTTGGCAAGCTC